GAGCTGGGCCTGGCCAAGGGTAAGAAATTGTATGACAAACGGGAAGCTGCCGCCCAGCGGGACGCCAAGCGGGAGATGGACCGTGTAAAAAAAGACAGAACAAGATACTAAGGAGGAGATTCCTATGGCTCAGAATCCCATCGTTACCTTTGAGATGGAAAATGGCAATGTGATCCGCGCCGAGCTGTATCCCCAGGTGGCCCCCAACACCGTGAACAACTTTATCCACCTGGTTCAGAGCGGCTTTTATGACGGTCTGACCTTCCACCGGGTCATCCCCGGCTTCATGATTCAGGGCGGCTGCCCTCTGGGTAACGGCACCGGCGGCCCGGACTGGTCCATCAAGGGCGAGTTCACCGGCAACGGCTTCCAGAACGACCTGGCCCACGACCGGGGCGTGCTCTCCATGGCCCGTACCATGGACCCCAACTCTGCCGGCAGCCAGTTCTTCATCATGGTGGAGAAGGCTCCCCACCTGGACGGCCAGTACGCCTCCTTTGGCATGGTCATCGAGGGTATGGAGGAAGCCGACCGCATCGTGAACGTGCCCACCGGTTGGGCCGACAAGCCCAAGACCGCCCAGCGCATGAAGAAGGTCACCGTGGAGACCTTCGGCGTGGAGTATCCTGCTCCGGAGAAGGTTTAAGCGTCTGAACGGTTGCGAACAGGCCAAGCGTAATATCATCACCATTGCGCGTCAGTCCCCGTCTGGGGGCTGACGCCCCCAGACGGGGGCGTACCGGTTTCGACGGGGACGTGGAATCGGGAATAGCGGACGGATGCGCCCAGCATCCTTAAAATGGGCAACTTATAAATTAAAGAACAACGACAACGTAGTTCTCGCCGCTGCTTAATGCGGCCGTCCTCCCCGGAAGGGCCACGAGCCGGGGCTGGGCGTGAAATGAGTGGCGTCCGTGCGTACGCAAAGAGTTGCGCGTACCATGCATCATGACTCTACCGAGCTTTTGAGTGTGACGGCACACGCCTGAGCGAGGGAATGTAAACTACCGTCTGCGCCCGGAGAAGTTCCCGTGGAAGTGTTTTCGGACAGGGGTTCGACTCCCCTCGCCTCCACCACATTAAGACGTCAAGCCTGGATATCAGGCGGCGTCAAAAAGACATGGGACACCCCTGTTAATCCGGGGGTGTCCCACCTTTTTTATCATTTTGCCTGTTTGACAGACGATATTGATGCACCAAAGTTTTAACTCGATGAATATGCCGGAAGTGCCACTTTTTTCTGCTTGCACCACTTTTGCACGGCTTGCGAGCTTTTGCACGGATAGTGAACAGTCATTATGGACGTGAAAAACGCCGCAGGTCTTCCTGCGGCGCAAATCATAATGTGCTACTGATTAAAGGCAAACTGTGGATTCCCTCCCATCAGTCATTAGAAAGCAAAGCCTGCCTCCTTTATGGACGGTGAGCGATTCCACCTGCTCATTCCAAAGCTCATCACTGTAAGCAGGATCATGCCAGCCCAGCGCAGATAACGCGGTTATGAAAGCGTCTTTGATCTCCGTTTCTCGCAGCCTTGGCGTTTCACAAGGCGCTTCGCCGTCATACTTGTGATTGCAGTACCAAACGTTATAGCGTTCTCCTGTACTGCGGACGCGCCAGACCTTGTGGCCGTATAATTCACCGCAGTCGCCGCAGATGATTTTTCCGGCAAAAGGGTGTTTAGCATAAACCTTGGCGCGAGTCTTGCATCGTTCGGCCAGTAACTCTTGAACCCGATCAAAGATTTCGGGCTCAATAATGGCCTCATGCGAATTATGCACCAGCACAGATGGCATCTCGCCCTGATTCTTCCGAACTTCTTTGGTGAGATAGTCCACCGTAAAAGTCTTCTGAAGGAGAGCATCGCCCTTGTATTTTTCATTGCCGAGGATGCTTCGGATCGTGCTGACACTCCATTTTGTCTTGCCGGACGGAGTGGGAATACCGCGCTCCGTTAGCTTCGTGGCAATATCGTTGATCGTTGTACCAGCCAGATATAAGTCATAGATTTCTCGGACAATTGCCGCTTCTTCCTCAACGATCTCCGGCCTTCCATCGGCTCCCTTGCGATAGCCGAGAAAACGAGAATACGCCAGATAGACCTTGCCGTCCTGCATGCTCTTCCGCTGCCCCCAACGTACATTTTCGCTGATAGAACGGCTTTCCTCCTGCGCGAGTGAACTCATAATCGTGAGCAGCATCTCGCATTTTGGGTCATAAGTATGCAGATTCTCTTTTTCAAAGATCACCTCTACGCCGACGGCTTTAAGCTGCCGCACGATGGAAAGTGTATCAACGGTATTTCGGGCGAAACGTGAGATCGATTTTGTCAGAATCAGATCGATGCCGCCGTTTAAGGCCAGATCAATCATCTCATTGAAACTCTCACGGTTTTTGGTGTTTGTTCCGGTGATGCCCCTATCGGCAAACACCTTGACAAAGCACCAATCCGGGTTGCTTTGGATATGATTAGTGTAAAAATCCACTTGAGCCTCATAGCTGTTCTGTTGCTCATCCTGCTCCGTAGAAACGCGGGCATAGGCAGCAACGCGCAGTTTTTTCGGCACAGCCGTAATTGGCTCTTGCTGCAAGGTTTTTGTAGCCGCTATAATTTCAATTTCAGGCTTCACTATCTTTTTCCTCCTTCCTTGCGTTTTTAAGAGCCTTTTTCCGAGCCTGTTCACGCATTTCATCCGTCCAGCTCAATCTGCGAGATGGATGCTGCCAGAAAACGTCGGCTTCCGAACCGTCAGTGAACTCATAGAGAAGATGGTTATGCTCAGGCACATAAATGTGTGATATCCGCTCTTGGATTATTTCTCTGGAAAGATTGGTGATGCCCAAAAGCGCCTTCGTTTTTTCAATGAGGATACCTTCGGGTATTTGTTGCGACTGACAGGCGATCTTTCCGTATTTTACATACTTCACACACGTCCAGATTGCCTTGTCATACTTTTTCGCATTCGTATATTTTCGGACATAAACTGATCCGCAGTAGCTACAGGTAATTAGGCCCCTAAAAAGCTGATTGCTGTTATCGTGCGCTTTATTTCTATGCATCATAATATCAGCTTGCCGTCTGTTACGATGTGCCATTTCTACCTGAACAGCATCAAAAGTCACTCTGTCGATAATCGCTTCATGGCTATTTTTGACATATACTTTTCTGCGCTCACCTGTATTCTTTCTGCTTTTTTTCGTTCTGAAATCTTCACGAAATGTCTTTTGCAGCAGCAAATCTCCCGCATATTTCTCGTTGATAAGGATTTCATATACTGAAGTAGTGGACCATGTTCCGCCCATAGGCGCAGGGATTCCACGCTTTATGAGATGAGCGGCTATTTTGTTGTATCCCTCGCCAGAAAGATATAGATTATATATCTCTCTGACAATCTCCGCCTCCTCCAGTACAATCTCGAACTTTCCATCAATCAGGCGATATCCGTATAAATGCCCTCCAGCTGGTTTACCCTGATCGTATAACTTTTGAATGCGCCAGTTTTGATTTTCACTGGCGGAGCGGGCTTCCTCCTCGGCATACATGGCAAGAAGCGTCAGTAGGAGCTCTCCGTCCGGGCTGATGGAATGCATAGCTTCTTTTTCAAAGTAGCAATCAATGCCCAGCTTTTTGAGTTCGCGTACAGTCTCCAACAGAATGATCGTGTTGCGGGCAAAGCGAGTAACGGATTTCGTAATCACGAGGTCAACCTTTCCTGCGCGGCAATCCTCCAGCATCCGTTGGAACTCCGGGCGGTCAATGATAGTGCCAGAAATCCCATTGTCCGAATAGATATCTACGAGCGTCCAATCTGTGTGCTTGGCAACGTATTTTTGATAATAATCAGTCTGCGCCTCCAGTGAGTGGAAAGCTGCATCCTTGTCTGATGACACGCGGGCATACGCTGCCACGCGGACTTTTGTCTGTTCCCTTGGTTTTGCCGGGATGTTTTCGATATATAACATTTTAACCTCCTCACTACACCATTCACCCTCTCATCGCTAAAAAAGTCAAGGGTCAATCCTGATGATTTTCCGGTTGTTTTTCCACCAGTCAGAACGGCATTCGTCCGAGCAGAAAACCCGATCCTTGCGTCCATTCGTCAAGAGACAATGACAGTTCTTGCATAGCGGAGCAGTCTGCTTTTCCTTTTTTGTCTTTCGCGGTTCTGCGGGTTCAAACTTCTTTCTACGGCAGATGGATTTTACAGTATTGGGCGGCACTGATAATGCCCTTCCAATAAAGCTGTACGGATAGTTGTGGCGGCGCAGAGCCGCAATCGTTTCTAATTGCTTTGCCGTCACGATAAGACCTCCTTTCTTCGTTTAGATTTAATGTTTTGGTACCCCGTATCCGGGGCATATGATGAATGGTGTTTTGGAGTATCCCCGGCTCGGTATGAGCCGGGGATATAAAGTGCTTATCCGTCTACCTTGCGGATATGATCCTCGCCGTAAGCAACGCCGAGGCTGGAGCCGCAGTCCCAATGCACGAACACGGTGCCGATATCATCCACCATAGAAACCATGCCTTTGTCGCCAGGCTTCAGCTTGGCGTAAGGATCGTTCATGAAGATGAGCTCCACGCGGGTGCCTTTCGGATACTGCTTCTTGAGGCGTTCTACCGTCTCTCGGCTGGGAAATCCGTTCATAACAAACCTCCGAACATATGGTTTTTCTTCTGCTTCTTCGGTGGGATATGCTTCGGAACGTGCATCATGGTCACATTGAGAACCCGTAAAGGGACATCATCAGTGGCCTGCGCGATTCCGGCCATGAAGCCGCAAAGTGCCTCGTGCCTTGCGCTTGCCGCATCAGCGGCGGTGACCTCCACCTCCGTGGCGAGATAAATCTTATACGGATTCATCTGCGCCCTCCTTTTTCGGGACGGGGATCTCTGCCAGCGGGAAAACGTCATAGTTGCCGTTGTCGCCCAAGGCATCCAAGAACTCCTGCTGCTTCTGCGGCGTCAGGTCGTTCCAGTAGATCGGGATGGTCTCGGCGGGTGTGCCGTAGCGCCAGCCGCTGTTACCGGAGAGATGCTTCATCATCAGTTTTCTCGCCAGAGCGAACTGAGCACCCTTCATATTGAGCCGGACCATAAAGATGCGCATGGCAAAGCGATCATTGTCGCCGTCATAGGGCTTGTCCAGAATCCGCTTCTGCTCTCTTGCCATCTGGCAGAGCGCCGTGATAAACTGCGTGTAGGCGGCCGCCTCGCCGTCCGTGCCAGTCAGCGTGAACCATGGAAAAGAGATTTCCTCATCCGTGACGGTGATCGGCAGAGTTTCGGTCTGGAGCGCGTTTTTGAACAAGATGCCCTTGTTGGCGACGATCTGCTTCAGCCGGAACAGAGCATCGTCAGGGAGCTTGTCGCGGGGAACGCTGATCGTGAGCTTGGTGGCATCTTCTTTCTCAGAAGGAGCTCCATTCTCAGTCTCATCCTCCGTTACAGCCTCCTCTGTGATTTCGTCCGCAGGAATATCGGTTGCCTCGACTTCTGCCGGGGCGTATTCCGTGGGCGCATCCTCCTCGGCGGGTTCTTCGCCCACGTCGGGCATTTCCTGCCCGTTTGCGGGCTCTTCGGCCTCGGTATCGGGCTGGGCGGCATCCTCGCTTTCCGGCGCGACGTCGGGCGTTTCTGCCGCGACAGGCGCGGGAGCCTCGTCCTCTTCCGGCATAAAGCCCTTCTCCTTGAGTTTCTCAATCAGCACAGCCACCGCCTCCGGCGCTACCGTATCCGGGTAGTCAACCACGCCGTTCTTATCCACGGTGTAGTCGCTCACCTTATAGGCAAACGTCGGGGCTCCGGCATACTCCGGTTCGGAGTAGGTAAGCTCGGAAAGCACCTGTACCAGCGCCTTGCGCTCTTTGCCGGTCACATTGAAATTGATGGTCATTGTCTTTTCCTCCATTTCTTAAAAGTAAGATTCTTCCTCGTACTCCAGAACGTCGTCCTCGGTGACGAGGAAACGGCGCTCCGTTTTGAATGTAAGTCGCCAAATGTCCTGGACAGGCAAGTATTCGCAGAAGCGGATCAACGCCTGTGCCAAGCCCTTATGTGCGCCTCGCGGGAACTTATCCCAGCCGCGCTCATAGGCGAAGATCTCTTGCCCTCGGCTTTTGGAAGCGTGGAGTTTGATCACCCTGCCACAGTCAATACCAAAGCCGGAGGCTTCGTCACAGACTTTAGCCTGAAAATCATAGTCATCCACTTTGCCGAGCAACCAGATGCCGTCCGGGGTATGCGCTGTGATAGTATGGCCTACCATAGACATCCCTCTCAGCTTTCCTCGCCGGTCATAATGAAGTGAACATACTCTTTGCGGTGCTCCTCCAAATAATTGACCAGCTCATAGTAGTTGCGCTGGAAGGCCAGATACTGCACGGTCTTGACGTCAAACATATTGGTCTCGCCGCTGTCGCGGATTGCCATGATCTGCTCTCTGATCTTTTCCGTCATAGTCGATACCTCCTCTCATGTGTGGACGGAATAGTAGATGTACGGGTGGCCATCCTTCTTGCTTTCGTGAAGGATCAGTCCGCCGTTCTTGGGAAAACCGCTCGCCGTCGTGAAGAAGAAATTGTATCCTCCGTCACGGTACAGCGTTACGTTGTCCCCACGCCAATGGAAACAATCGCGCATTGCCTTTGAGAATGCTCGCCGAACGCGCTTGTCTTTCACGATCTCACAGATCGTTTTCATCGCGGGGAGAGCATCAATCTTGGCTTGCGGTTCCGCTGGGACGTACAGATACTTCACGGATTCTGACCAGTCCAGCGTCAGCCGGAGCTTGAGGATGGGAATTGTGATGTCCTGACGAAATCCCTTGACATTGCCAGCGCCATCGTAGTTCAGCCACGCAAAGCTGAATAACAGAGTATTCGTGAGACGAGTGATCATGACGTAATCGCCACAATCTGACTCATAACGGGTTGTGCCCTGCGGCGCGTCCAGTAGGCCGGACAATGTGACACGGTTTACGAGGAACCGTCCACGGGTGCCGTGCTGCCGATCATAGGTCTTGATGCCGACGAAGTTCTTGTCAGCAGACATGGTGACAAGCACATCGTTTGTGCGTCCTCTCGGATGGTTGTCTGTCGCCTTTGGAACTTCCCAGCCGGGGACATCGCCCATAGCGTCGTAGTCATCTGCGACAGACTCCAGCCACCATTCCAAATCCTCCAGCGACTCGCCGGTCCAGCGAGGACAGCCATAAGGGGAGGCGGGTGTACCGTCACCGTACTCGGTCAGTTCCAACGACTCATCGGTCGTTACGAACTTGCCCTTATACGAATACAGGTACAGTGCGCCCTCCATATAGCGGATCACGCGCCAAGCCCTTGCGCTGAAGGTCTTGGGGAACTGAAGCTCAATCGCCGTTTTCGCGGCAACCGGATCGCTCCGATCCACACCGGGATTCGTCTGTTTCTCAAAGGGGATAACTCTATGCTTCATCGGCATTGTCCCCCTTCGTCCAGATGCTTTCCCCGACCTGGTTGATGTAGCTCACCATCTCGCGGACATTCTGGCAGCCGAACTCCGGCTCTTCAAAACCACGCCGCTCAGTGTAGATCGTCCAGCGGTTGATTTCCCATGGACTGCAATGCTGGACGATAAAGTACCGTCCGTTGCGTTCTCCCGTGAGAGGCTCAAAGCGGACATCGTCATAGAGCGGACCCTTGACAGGACAGTTGTTTTTCAACCACAGATAGTAGTTGTCCAGAATCGCCGGTTCGGTGATGCCCATAATCAGCGGGGCAAGCTGTTTGAGCCGTCCGACCAGAGCATCGTCCCGACAGAACCAGTCATACCAACCGGCATCGCACTGCACAGATTTCTCGCTGCCGCTGTACTCGCCGGCCTTATACCGTCTCTGCCATTCACGGATAGAAATGTGTTCTTCCAACATTCATCGCCTCCTTCGTGTGTTGCTTACAGGTTTTTAATGTACTGAGTGCCGAGCCTCCTTTCATCGCTCGGCTTGTATTGGTACCCCTTGCGGGGCATGGTGTTTGACTTCTACGGATTTGCTTGATTTTCTTAAAACGTGATATAATCAATATCATGATCAACCCGTGGGTAGTTCTAAAATCAGCTATGCTCGCTGGGCCTCGTGAAAGATGCTCAATAGCGGCTCTGACTCTATCCGGTTTTTCTGTACTAGCGTTCCTTGTTTTCTTGATTGACATGATCGTCTACGATGGCCCTGAATATTCCAGAGGATCAAGAGTTGAGGTTTTTCTTTTCCTCTATGGGTTTGTAGGCATTGCATCCACTGTACTTACGATTGTTTTTGCCACAATAGGCTTAAAGGGTCAGTATCGGAAACTTGCAATTATCAGTCTGTCCATTAAGGCGTTTATTGTGATTGGCGTACCGTTGTTGTTATTTTTGGTGAACTTGATAATTCAAAAGTGATGTTTTGGGTATCCCCGACCCGGAGGCCGGGGATTTTGGTAAGGTGCTATCCGAAGATAATGTCATTGAACAGCGCGTACTGAATGATGGCGTCGGCAGCGGGGGCATCGATCTGCCCCACGTCCAGCCGTCCGGCATCGGTCAGCTCAAAGGTGCGCTCGTTCTCGATCCACAACCGGAGTCCCGTCAGGAATTTGTCCAGCGTCAGCTCGGAAACGGTGCCGTCCTCTATGTCGTAGAGCTTGAGCGAACCGCCCCGCGAGATCTGCTCGCTGGCATATTCGCCGAGATACTCTCCGACCACTTCGGCTCGGCAGCACCAGTAAGTGATGCCACCGTCCAGCGCCGCACTCATGATGTCGTCAATATCCTCATCGGAAACGACGAAGTTGATTGCGGCGGAAACGCTGTGCTTTTTGCCTTCGCTCATGGTGTGCCTCCTTCAGCCCACGCGGATAAAACCGCCAGCGTCGGTGCGGACGATCTCAATGCAGCCAAACTCGGAGAGCTCCGGATCATAGTGGTTGACCGTATAGCTGAGCGGGTATCCTGCCTGAAGGTCAGCCTCGTGCATCGGCCATTCCTCGGTGTACTGTCCCACATAGAGCAGGGAGTCAAGGTCACCCTTGGTAGTGTGTACGCGCAGGATCAGATATGCCAGCGCGTTATGTTCGCGCTCAAAGGACTGAACCATAACGACATCCTCATCCGTCAGATCGCGGAATGTCCCTTGGAACGTACAAATGTGGATTTTGTCCTCAGTCTCAAAGTCACGGATGAAATCCTCCCGAAGCCCGATCTGCCGCATACGCTTCATGGCTTCGGCCTTCTGCTTTTCTTGTAAACTTTCGTTCATTTGCTTTTACCTCCTACGTCACAGATTCTAGTGATACAGAGCGTTTGCGCCGCCATATCTACAGGGCGGGTGACGATCAGTAGCGGATATCTGTCTGCCAGATCCGCCTTGAACACGAAGTTGCCGACGTGTTCCAGCTTCTCCACTTGGTAATGTGCCTCCAGAGCTTTTTTAAGCCCCAGACCGTCGTTTGCGACCTTTTGCCCAAGCAGGTCGTTCTTCATTTGCTGTCAAGCCTCCTCTCGTTTAGATTTTTTCTTGGTACCCCGTAACGGGGCATGATGGTTTGTGTTCGGGGGGCTTGGGGTATGTAAGCGAGAGATACGGATCGCAGCCTTTTGTCAGGCGAAGCGTTGTTTATCTTTGCTTGCGAAACGGTTTACTGTTGGAAATTGCTTTGAGCAATTTCTGGAGCTTCGGCAGACAGGATGCGCTTCATCTTTATCGTCAGTCATACCAGCAATACACAGGTTCGTCCCTCTCTGCGTCTATTTCATCCGCATGGCGATATTCCTGGAGGAAATCAATCAGATCATCCATGCTTAGCGGTTTGTAACTGCCAATACCCTCGATGGCAACTCTGCAGTCGTCTCGCTTTGGTGACACTACATAACCGAAGAAATACCAGTTTTCCGGGTCATGATTCTTGACGAACGTTGCGAAGCTGTCCACCGTAGGGCTGCAGTTCTGAAAATCATCCGGGTCTAAATACCCTTTATCCATGAGTTCCCTGATTACGTTATAGTGGAGACTCTTGAACTTGCAGATGCCGCCGTCCTTGTAGTTTTCCGGGTCATACTGACGATGGAAGATGATTTGTTCCCGTTCGTCCGCATTGAAGCTTTTATTTTTGCGTGGGTTATTTTCCATAGAAATCCTTTCGGATTAAAGTTGATAATGTCCCCCTAATGTTTGGCGCTCACTGTATTCCCGCTTACATACCACAAATCTCCGCATGGGAGCTTGGGGTATGTAAGCGAAACAGAGATGGGCTTTCCGGTAGCTGGCGGCGAATATGCCCCCGTTTTCAGAATGTGCGTTTTTGCATTCACGTTCGGCTAAATATCTACGGAAATAACCTCGTCCAGTCCTACCAGCCGAGCCAGTTCGTCCCACATGCCTTGCGGTGCGTCTTCCTCCAAGACCTTGTACGCCGGATACCAGTAGTCCAACATGATGGGAGCTACCTTTGCCGGGTCAATCATCAGCTGCACATAGTAACAGGATGTCGTCCTGCCCTCCAGCATGATCGGCCCCTGATCCTCGCTCTCTGCGATACTTTTCAGGCGTTTGGTCTCGGCGTCTATCGCCGAATTGACGATGCGGACGGCTTCGGATAGCTGCATGGTTTCTTTGGTCTTGTCCGTAGATTTTTGTTCCCCCGATAGTGTTTCTGTCATAATTGTCCTTTCTGTTAATGGTTAATAGTTGCCTACAGCTACCGTAGGCGCATGATCTGTCCGCTTACATACCGCAAACCTCCATCAGCAGAGCTCCTTGCTGTCTATGAACTGCCGGAGCATCTTCTCTAGTTCGTCGGGCGTGATGACAAGGAACATTTTCGGCTGGGCTTTCAGACTCTCATGGATGGACTGTTTTAAACTTTCCTTGCGAGCAGCGTCCTTCACGATCCAGACCACCAG